CATTTCTGCCATTGGTAACAACATTGCATTAATTCAAAACGCTGGGTCTACCATTACTGGTAACTCCGCTGTGGCGATTGATGAAGGAACTCAAAACACCACAAATACTCTACCTATCCGTATTATTGATGTGGTCAGAGAAACAGCAACCGGCGCTGACGCATTCGTCGAGTTTATCGTTAAGATAAATATCGGGACGCATCAGTACACCAACTCAACTGGCGTATAAGGAGCGACTAAATGGCTATTTCTCGTGCCCAACTACTGAAAGAGTTGCTCCCGGGCTTAAACGCTTTGTTTGGCTTGGAGTATGCTCAATACGGTGAAGAACACAAAGAGATCTTTGAAACTGAGACCTCTGAGCGTTCTTTTGAAGAAGAAACAAAACTGTCGGGCTTTTCTGCTGCGCCGGTCAAAAACGAAGGTTCTGCCATCGCTTATGACAACGCACAGGAAGCGTTTTCTGCTCGATACAACCACGAAACCATTGCACTAGGGTTTTCCCTAACAGAAGAGGCAATTGAGGACAACCTCTATGACTCCCTGTCTAGTCGATACACTAAGGCTTTGGCTCGTGCTATGGCTTACACCAAGCAGACTAAGGCTGCTGCAATTTTGAACAACGGCTTCAACCCCTCCTTCCCGGGTGGTGATGGCGTCGAACTGTTCTCAACTCAGCATCCTCTCGTGTCTGGTGGCGTTAACAGCAACGAACCTTCCACTCCGGCTGACCTGAATGAGACCTCCCTTGAGGCGGCTGTTATTCAGATCGCTGCTTGGACGGACGAGCGTGGCCTGTTGATTGCTGCAAAACCACGTAAGTTGGTTGTTCCTCCCAGCCTGATGTTCGTTGCAACCCGCCTCTTGGAGACTGAACTCCGTGTTGGTACGGCTGATAACGACATCAACGCTCTGAAGAACAACGGTTCTATCCCAGAGGGTTACACTGTTAACCACTATCTGACGGATACCGATGCTTGGTTCTTGTGCACTGACGTACCTAACGGTCTGAAGCACTTCGTTCGTACCCCGATGGCAACATCGATGGACGGCGACTTCGACACAGGCAACGTCCGTTACAAGGCCCGTGAGCGTTATTCGTTTGGCTTCTCAGATCCATTAGGAATGTTTGGATCGCCCGGAGCGTAATGTTGTAAGGGAGGGGGGTTGCAAAATCCCCCTCTTGTTGTATTCTGTGGGAACTAGGATTTTTACTCTTATCGACTGACCTAGCAGACTTAGTAGAGACGATAAGAGGAAGTGCTACTACACGAAAGGTCTATCATGGCACGTACTACTTTTTCAGGCCCAGTTCGGGCTGGTTATCAGGGCGGTAATGCGGATCCACAAAATCCAGTAACCCCCACCACTATTAATGCTGGTGAGGTCATTGAAGTTGACCAAGGCACCGGCGCTTATGGTTTCTATTCCCGGGTTGAGCCAACTGTCGGATTTGGTTCTAGCACATTTCAAACTCCCGGTGAGGCTTATGGAATGTTCGGGCGCACCCAAACCGGTGCTCCGTTTGCAACACTCCCAACCACTAATTTTAACCACATGGCTGGTGTAGTTGGTAATTTTGCAGTTATTGGCACTTACAGCAACAACGGCCTGATGGCTGGTGTGATGGGTATTGTTAATACTAATACCCTGTCTGGCGATGCCGCTGTGATGGCGTTCATGGCTGGTGACTCCGGTGTAACTACCGCTCGTTGCGCTTTTGGTGTTGCAATGGCTCAAACTACCGCTGGTTCAGGTTTTGACTACGGTATTGACCTGAAGATGCAAGATCCCATCGCTGATGGCGGTGGACCTTCTGGAGTTATTCCTTACAAGACTGCTGAAATCCGCTTGGCTAATGACGGCGCAGCGGCCCCTGTTGTCATTAAAGTTGGTAACTTTGCAGACGGTGCTGCATCAGGTGTAGGCAAAGGTTCTTTAGGTATTGATTCTACTGACGGGCTATTGTTTGTGTCTGACTCCGCAGGTCTCTGGCAACAAGTTCTAGTCTAATGCTGACTCATAAAGACCCAGAGGTTCAGGCAATGCTTGAACTTCTGGAATCCCAACGAGATCATGTTATGGGCCTAGTGGCTGCTCAAACAAAGCAAATTTTGGAATTAAAAGCCAAACTTGCTAAGTTAGAAACCACAGATACGGAGAACCAAAATGGCATCAATGCAATATGACGTACTAGCGACTAAACCGTTAACGTCTACAGGTGATTTTAAAGATCAAAACGATAACGTCATTCCTCGTTCTCGTATTAAGACAATATATGCAGTTTGCGGTGCTACCGCTGGCTCTGTGGTTGTCCGTGAGGGCGGTTCAGGCGGCAGTATTGTTATTACCGTCAATACACCAGCCCTTGTAGATACCGGATATGTAATGATCCCAATGCCGGGTGAAGGCATTTTGATTAAAACCGGAAATCTTCACGGAACCATCACTAACACCGCTTCTGTAGTCTTGATCTACGGGTGATGTAATGGCTAAGACTCCTGCGTGGCAACGCAAAGAGGGAAAGAACCCAAAAGGTGGGCTAAACGCGAAGGGGCGGGCATCGTATAACGCTGCTAACCCCGGTAAGCCCGGCTTGAAGGCTCCGCAGCCAGAAGGTGGCTCGCGCAAAAAATCATTCTGTGCCCGCATGACGGGTATGAAAAAAAAGTTAACTAGCGCTAAAACCGCTAACGATCCAAACAGCCGTATCAACAAGAGCCTACGGGCGTGGAAGTGCTGATATGGAGATGATGCTTTGGAACATGGTGTTGACAGTATTACTAGGTGTCTTGGCCTATATTGGGCATGAGAAGGCATCTGAGATACAGAGACTCAACATTTTGATTAACAAAACTAGAGAAGAGGTGGCCCGTGATAACGTCACTCAAGCAGAAATGGACAAACTTGTTGAGCACATTGACCAGCGCTTTAACAAACTTGAAGCAAAAATTGATGAACTCTTTAAAAAAGGGTAAATAGCATGTCAAAGAAATTACGTAATTTAGCCCTTCTTGGAGGTCTTGGCGCCGCAGCCGCAATGGCTATGCGGGGTAAGGGTAAAGAAGAGGAATCAAAAGACACTACTGGCGATGCTTCTGCGGGTATGGCAAAAGATAAATTGTCAGACTTTAGAGGTAAAAGTGGTGACGCAGATAAAGATGTTGGTCCCGCTATGAAGCGTGCTACTGCACCTGCTGCTAAACCTGCTGCCCCTGCTGCTAAACCCGCTGCACCTTCGCGCATGACTGGTGGTAAAAGTGGTGATGCAGATAAAGACATCGGTATTGGCACTAGCCGTATGACCGAAATGAACAAACGCAAACCCATAGCAGCTCAAGCTGTAGAAAGATTTAAAGCCGCAAGAGAAGCGCCTTTAGGTCAGATGACTGACGTTGTCGGGGCTAAAAAAGGCGGCATGATTGGATCTGCTTCCAAGCGTGCTGATGGTTGCGCTCAACGCGGTAAGACTAAGGGAAGGATGGTGTGATATGGGTTTAAAATTTCATGATATTTCGCCTGTAGCCGCGATGATTTCCGGTAAGGGTGGTATGGGTAAAGCTATGCGCCAAGGATTTGGTGGGATAGCCCCAATGATGATTGCTCGTAGTGGGTATAAAGACGAGGAAGAAGAAAAACGCCGGATGGAAGAGCAAGCCGCCGCTGAACAAGCCGCTGCCCAAAGTGGAATGAAAAAAGGCGGTAAGGTAAAAATGTCCTCAGCGTCTAAACGAGCCGACGGTATTGCTACTAAGGGTAAAACGAAAGGCCGGATCGTTTAATGTATTTGACAAGCAACATTCCGTATTTTAAATGTTGGGTTAGAAAAGAATTTACAAATGGGCATCAGGGATATCACGGGGAGTATGTACACGCATTAGCAGTAGCAGTAACAACCATCCCCGACAGGTGTCTTAGTTTTCAAGTCATATTTACTGGGTGTGAAGCAGATGATGGCAGTCAACCAAATGTACATGGCGGTGCAATGTGGGCAAGGATGCCGATTACCGCTTTGGTTGGAGACATACCGCTTGAGCAATGGCCTGAGCGTATGCAAACCCATCTGGCGCAGCCTTGGGACTGTAGTTCGTATAACCACGGGGTTGTTAAAATTGATCGGGCGCAACCCTCTCCGTGGCTTTGTAAAATTAATAACGAGTTTCACACTGGGCGGTATCTGTTCACGGTTGACTATG